TACTTTTAATGAAAGCTCATTGGATCACGATTTTCGCATTGAATCTAACAATTATGCAAGAATGTTTGATTTAGATGGGGGCCTTGATAGAATTGGTATAGGCAACAACGCTTCTGCTCCTAGTCAGACTCTTGATGTAAGAGATGCACAAAATGATGCTATTTTTAGTTTACGAAACACTTTAACCAGTGGAAATATATATGGACAACAAATTGTATTTGGTTATGCACCTGACGATAACAGTAATCACTTTTTTTACTGTGCTGATACTGTAGCAAATAGAATGTTTGTTATGTCTGATGGTGATTTAAGGAATCACGACAACTCTTATGGCTCAACTTCTGATGAAAGAATTAAACAAAATATAAGAGATGCTAATTCTCAATGGGACGACATTAAAGCTGTTAAAGTTAGAAATTATAAAAAGAAAGATGATGTAAGACAGTACGGTGACAAAGCTTGGGAACAAATAGGTGTTATCGCTCAAGAACTAGAAGCTGCTGGCATGGATAAATTAGTTAAAGAGTCTGACCCAACTTCTGCTGATATTATTTCTGACGCATCATTTGGAACACTTTACGAGGATGGTGACACCATACCTGACAATAAAGAAATAGGAGATGTTAAAGAAGTTAAACAAAAAGTTAAAGGCATTGGTTACTCTGTTCTTTACATGAAAGCCATTAAAGCATTACAAGAAGCTATGGCAAAAATAGAAACACTTGAAACAAAAGTAAAAGCATTGGAGGACGCATAAGATGAGTCAAACAAAAGTAGAAGCACCATTTATAGAAAACAATAACTATTTTAAAAATTTAATTATTAATGGTGATATGCAGATATGGCAACGCTCTACTTCAGCAGTAACCACAACAGGTGATTATGTAACTGTTGATAGATGGAAAATAGCTGAAGACAGTGATGGGTCAATAAGTAGTGAACAATCTGCTTTAAGTGTAGCAGACCAAGCTACTACTGGTTGTCAAAATGCTTTACTTATAAAATGCACTGGAGCAGACGGCACTATAGGTTCTGGACAATCCGTACAACTTTTACATTCTATAGAAGCTCAAACTTTACCAGCTAATTTAGGTTATGGAACATCTAGTGCTCAAGATTTAACTTTATCGTTTTGGGTTAAAACTACAACTAAGACTGGAACTTTTTGTGTGTCTTTTCATAAAGACGACGAAGCAGGAGATTTAACAGGGTATTTTATCCCTATTGAATATACAGTAAGTTCAGCAGGCACTTGGGAATATAAAACAATTGTGCTTTCACCGACTGCTGGATCAACAAGTTTAATTACTTCTGCTCCTGGAGCCATTACTCGTGATAATGGTTTAGGTATTAGAGTTGATTTTACTTTAGCTATGGGTTCAAACTACACAGGCACAAATAACACTTGGGCTTCTACTGTTGAACTTGCAACTTCAAATCAAGTTAACTTTATGGATTCAACAGATAATGAATTTTATTTAACAGGAGTTCAATTAGAACTTGGAAGTGCAGCTACTCCGCTAGAAAAAGTACCTCACTATGTTCAGTTACAAAGATGTCAAAGATACTATCAACAAATTCCTCATACTGCTTCTGGCTCTTGGCAAGCCTATCCTTTATGGGGAGTAAACGCTAATGTTATGTCCACAAGACTACAGCTTCCAGTGGTTATGAGGTCAAATCCAACAGGAGCTTTTAGTGGAACAAGAAATACAGATTTTAAAGCGTATTATAATGGTGGTTATCAAACTTTAACAGGTGAAGCAGCCACTGATACTACAGATGATGCTGTTAGATTTGATATGAGTTCAAGTGGTGCTTTTGCAGCAAATGACGCAGGCGGTCTTTATATCAATACAACAAGTGGTAGAATTACTTTATCAGCGGAGTTATAACTATGAATATTAAAAGTGTAAAAAAAATGATTATGCCTGAAGACGGAACAACAGAATTTAATACTTTAAAAGTTACAGATACAGATGACAAAATTTATTTTGTTCCAAAAGACAATGCAAACACAGACTATCAAGATGTTCTTGCATGGGTAGATGCAGGTAATACAATAGAGGCGGCAGACTAATGAGTTACGTAGGAAGAGGTTTACAATCAGGAGCGTTTAGACAACTAGATAGTATAGCATCTAGTTTTAATGGCTCAACAACTGGTTTTACTATGCAGGTTAATTCAACCAATGTGATTATGGGTGATGCTAATCAAATACTATTATCTCTTGGTGGTGTTATACAAAAGCCAGGAACAGACTTTACTATATCTTCTAGCACATTAACTTTTACAACCGCACCTGCTACAGGCACAAGTTTCTTTGCCATACTACTAGGTTCAGATAATGGCGGAACGGTGACACCGACTGATGGTTCAGTTACTGGTGACAAGATTGCATCAAATGCTGCAATTACTACAACTGGAGCTGCAAACTTTAATGGCGGCATAACTATGGGCGGAACAACGCCTACTCTTACTATTGGTGATGCTGGAGCAGAGGACACTAAAATCGTATTTGATGGTAACGCACAAGATTTTCATATTGGACTAGATGACTCTGCTGACTCTTTAATAATGGGATTAGGTTCTGCTTTAGGCACTACAAGTCATATGGTTATTGATTCATCTGGTGCAATAACCAAGCCGCTACAACCAGCTTTTTCTGTTAATGATGCTGGTACAACAACAAATTTATCGTCTGGTGCTGCAATAACTTTTGGTACAGAAGTGTTTGATCTAAACGCTGATTTTGCATCTAATACATTTACTGCTCCAGTAACAGGTAAATACCAAATAAGTTATCAATTAAGATTTCAAGAATTTGATGCAGACTTTACTTATTTTTTGGTGCAACTAACAACATCAAACAGGTCTTATAGTAATATATTAAGTGGTGGCCAACACGATTCAGACGCAGCTTACATATCATTTCATCAATCTATTTTATGTGATATGGATGCAAACGATACTTGTGACATAGCTATTGCTTTTTCTGGCGGTGCAGCTCAATGTGATGTAGCCACACGAGAATTTACAGGAGTTTTAGTATGTTAATGAAACAATTAACCTTAAAGGAGGTAAAACATGGCTGATCACAAAAAAGAAATAACATTGACAGATTTACAACAAACAATTCTGTCTAATGATTTATATAACGACACAAATAATGCTGGTCTAGATGATTGGATACAGAAAGCAGTTGATGGTAAGATCAGCAACTGTTGGAAACGTATGCAAAGAGAATGGACAACTAAGTTAATGGATGATGATTCATTTACAGATGCTATTCCATCTAACCAAAAAGATTTTGTTGATTTAGTAACAGCTCGTTCTGATTATAAAAACAGAAAAGCTAGAGACGACGCATAATGTTTGGCATTAAACCTTTCGCAGTATCCGGTTTTGGAGCGTTAGGTAACGACGAAACATTTGCTGCTGTAACAGGTAATGAAAATACTATTTCTATAGGCAATATTACTACTACAGGTGCTTCTGATTTAACACTAACTGGTAGCGCTGTTACATCTGCAAGTGGAACAGCTACAGTAACTGCTGGAGCAGTCTTTACTGTAACAGGTAGTGAAATTACAGCTTCTGTTGGTGATACAACAGTTACAGCCGCTGCTACTGTTGCTGTAACAGGTAGTGAAGTTACAATATCAGCAGGCACAGGAAATTATAAAGCAGGTTCAATTAATAGTGGTGGAACTAATACTGTTACTGCAAGTTCTGGAACAGTAACCATTACAGCTGATTGTGTTGTGGTTCCTACAGGTAGTGGATTAGTGGTAAGTACCACAAGCGCTGGTGTAGTTACTTGGAATGAAATTACTACAAATGCTAGTCAAACGTGGACAGAAATAGCAGCATAGGATAGATTTAATTATGGCAAATGACGCAACAATAAGTATTACAGCTACTTTATTACCTGATGAAATTGCTAAAACAATTACTGGTTCTATGACAGTAACTCCTGATGATGCAAACGATAAGTGGTATTATAAAAAGACAGAAGTTACGACAACAAGTGCTGATTTAATTGCTGGTTATTTTTTAGACTATACAAAAGTAGATCAAGATACAGCTCCAACAGCGGTAGCTTCTGGTGATAAGGTTAAGTTTTTATTCGTTAAAAATACTAGCGCTGCTGACGGGGTTATGATATCAATAGATGCAGGAACAGCAGCTAATAATTTAGCTGATGGTATTTTTATAGGTGCTGGCCAAACATGGTTTGGTCGACTACCTAATGCAACTGTAGCAGACATCCATGCTATTAGTTCTGACATAGGCGACGCAGGTGATGCAAGTGCAACTTGTCTTGTCGCTGCATTATTGGATGACGTAGGATAGGAATAACAAATGGCATCATCATACTCAACATCATTAAAATTAGAAAAAATGACTACTGGCGAAAAAGCTGGTTTATGGGGTACAGTTACAAATACTAATCTTGACATGCTTGAACAAGCAGTTGGTGGCTATGTTGCTCTTAGTTTAGCATCAGGTAATCAAACACCAGCTATTAGTGATGGTGCAGCTTCTGATGGTAGAAACCAAGTTATTAAACTAACAGGAACATTAACTGCAAACAGACAACTTATATTTCCTGATTCATGTGAAAAAACATATGTTGTTATTGATGGCACAACTAGAAGTTCTAATCACTACACAATAACAATTAAAACAAGTTCAGGTTCAGGTGTAACTATGCCTGTTGGTTCTACAATGTTAGTTGTTGTAGATGGAACAAATGTTATTAAAGGAATTACAGAAAGAGGTTATATTACAACAACAAGCGCATACACTGCTGTGAAAGACGATCAAGTTATGGTTGATACTAGTGCTGCAGCGGTTACAGTTACATTACCTGCTAGTCCGAGTGTTGGTGATGAAGTTCATTTTTTAGATTCTAAATTAAGTTTTGGATCAAATAATTTAACCATTGGAAGAAATAGTCAAAAAATAATGGGAAATAGCTCTGATTTAACTGTTAGTACTAATGGTCAAAACTTTACTCTTGTTTATGCTAATTCCACAAAAGGATGGATTAAGAAAAGTTTTGCAGGGACGTAAGGAGAGTTTTTATGGCCTTATTGGACTTTCAAATATTACCCGGTATAGACAAACAGAATACCACTAAAGGTGCTGAAAACCGTTGGATTGATAGTGACAATGTTCGCTTTCGTTATGGTCTTCCAGAAAAAGTTGGTGGTTGGGCTTCTTTAACAACAGATTCAATTGTTGGTGTTGTTAGAACACAACACCCTTTTATAGATATTTCAGGTAATAGATACGTTGCACTAGGTACAGATAAATTTCTTATCTTATATTTTGAAGGTCAACTTTATGATATTACACCACTAGATACAAGCGCTCAACAAACTAGCGCAACATTAGCTACAACAGATGATTCAACAGCAGTTACAATTACCACTGGTTCAGCTCACGGTTTAGCAACTGAAGATATTATTTTACTTGATTCAGTAACCTTGCCTAGTGGAACGGGGCTTAGTGCAGCAAACTTTGAAGACAAAGTATTTATGGTTAATACTGTTCCTAGTGCTACTACATTTACTATTACATCTACTGCAGCAGCTACAGCTACTGTATCAACAGGAGGTTCAACCACTGTTGATGTTTACCAAAAAATAGGACCACAAAAACAAACTTATGGATATGGTTGGGGTGTTGGACCTTGGAATGGAATAGTGTCTACTGCTGCTACTACAACAATAAATGAAGGTGGCACGTTTAGTGATAGTGATACAACTTTAACACTAACAAGTGCTGCTTCTTTTCCAACTACAGGCACCATAATAATTGGAACAGAATTAATTACATACACAGGTAAATCAACTAACGATTTAACCGGACTTACTAGAGGTGCTTTAGGGTCAACTGCAGCTTCACACTCTAATGGCGCAACAGTAACAGATGCTAGTGATTACAGTGGGTGGGGCACTGCTTTACCTGCAAATCAGGTTACACTAGAACCAGGACTTTGGTCACTAGATAATTTTGGTGAAGTTTTAATTGCAACAGTTGCAAACGGTGAAACATTTACATGGAACCCATCTGCTGCAAACAGACTAACTGTAAGAGCTTCAAAAACAACTACTGGTTTTGAAACTAGTAACAATCCTACAGCATCGAGGATCACGCTTATATCGCCTACTACTCGTCACTTATTACATTTAGGGACAGAAACAACAATAGGAACAGCATCTACACAAGACGATATGTTTATTAGATTTTCTGCTCAAGAAGATATAAATACTTTTACACCAACCTCAACAAACACAGCGGGCACACTAAGACTACAAGACGGAACTAAAATAATAGGAGCTTTAAAAGCAAAAGAAAGTATTCTTATTTGGACAGATAATGCGCTGTACACTATGAAATATATTGCTTCTCCTTTCTTTTTTGGTGTTGAACAAGTTGGTACTAACTGTGGTTTAATTGGACGTAATGCTGCTGTAGAAGTAGATGGTATTGCTTATTGGATGAGTGCAAAAGGATTTTTGTATTATGATGGTACAGTTAAAACTTTACCTTGTTCTGTAGAAGATGCTGTATTTGACAATTTAGACAAAACTAAAGGGCAACAAGTTTCAGCAGGTTTAAATAATTTATTTTCTGAAATAGTGTGGTGGTATCCAGCAGATAATGATTTTAATAATAAAGGTGTAATTTATAATTATGCAGAATCAAGCCAAGTGCCAGGAGGCGTATGGGCATTATCAACTGAATCAAGAACATCTTGGATGGATGCTAAAATTTATGAAAGGCCTTACGCAACTAAATTTGATACAAGTGCAACAGGTTCTTTTCCAACTGTACAAGGTGAAAGTGGCTTAGGACAAACTAAGTATTTTCAACATGAAGTTGGCACAGATCAAACTAACGAAGATGGTAGTGTTACAGCCATCACTTCACACGTTCAATCATACGATTTTGACTTACAAGGCGAAACAGGTGCTGGGAATTATTTCGTATCTGTAAATAGATTTATACCTGATTTTAAAAATTTAGATGGTAATGCTGATGTTACACTTGCTGTTAAAAACTATCCTTCTAATTCTGATACTAGCTCTACATACAGTCCTTTTACAATTACATCTTCTACTACTAAACAAGACACTAGAGCTCGAGGACGATATGTTAATATTAAAATAGCTAATACAGGTGCTGAACAAACATGGAGGTTTGGAACATTAATGTTAGACGCTAGACCAGATGGAGGACGATAATGGCTAAAGTACTTGTTAGAGTTCCAGAACCAAGAGAAGAATATGATGTAAGCACACAGCGACAAATTAATAGAAGTATTTCAGCTATTGTTGAACAGTTAAATACGACTTATCAACAAACGGTTAAAGAAGAACAAGAACAAGCATCATGGTTTTTAAATTAAATGGCAAATAAATACAAAAATTCAAAAGTAGATTTAACTACCACAAACCCTACAACATTGTATACTGTTCCATCTGAGACTGTAACAATTGTAAAGTCTATTTTAGTGTCAAATGATTCTGGTAATCAAGAGACTATAACAGTAACTTTAACCAACAGCTCTGGTAGTGAATTTAGTTTATTTAAGTTATATCCCATATACCTTTTAGGAACTGAAGAATTACTAAAACAACCGTTGGCTATTGATGAGAGTGAGATTATAAAAGTAACGGCAGCCACCGCAAACAGATTGCATGTGGTTATGTCATACATGGAAATAACAAGAGATTAGGAGGTCTTATGTCATTTGAAGAACCAGGGTCAGTAGCATATTTATACGAAGGCGATAAAAAGATTGCTCAAATTAAATGTGATACTACCGTAGTATTAAAAAACGTAAAAACAGGGAAAGAGTATGACTCAGACGCTGAAGGCGATGCAGACGTAGATAATCCAGATACAGATACTAAACGAGAAGATATTTCTCGTAGTGTCTATATTAAGATTGCTAAAATGCCTGCTATAGGCTCAGATTCATAGTTGCAATTTATGTTAAAAAAAGGTAAATTCAATATTCACAGCCTCATTACAAGCATAGGCACCTTGCCCAACATGCATATAATTATATAGGAAACCTATGGTTAGTTTTAAAGATTTTAAAAGAGCAATTATACCAAGAGAAATTAGTGATTTTACTGAGGAAGTAGAAGACTTTGTACGTCCGGT